AGCAGTTTCTGCTGAACGAGTTACTGCACTTCCGTTGGTTTTGATATAGCTTGTTGGATAACTGCCATCTTCTAACTGAAACCCCCAAATATAAATACTACTACCAGAGGATGTGTTTCCTCCACTATTACCATAAGAAGATGTTAATGATTGAGAGAACCCCAATCTAATTGTTGAACCTGCAGCTCCAGCCCCAGAAAATTTAGCTCCTAATCTCAACCAACCATTCCCATAATCTTCAAATTTTACTTCAGAAACAAGAGAACCTCCTTGATATAGTTTGTTTTTTATATCAAAATTAATATAATAAGAACCACTTGCACCAGAATATATTTGGATAAATTGTTGGTCTATGTATTTAACAAACACAGATACATAAAAAGTGTTAGTAACTGCAATAGAATCTGAAATCCTTGTATTTGAATTTGTTGAAAGCATTAAAGAGGCATTTATTGTTCCATCTGGAGAAACAATTGAATTTTGTGTAATTGTTGCATTATCTTTGCTCCAACTTGCATTACTAAAATCCTCACTATGAGTAACTAAATTAGTCCTCTGTGGCTCTAAAATATGATGTGGACATCCTACAACTTTACCCTCAATCATTGGATAGTTTAATCTTGATTGTCCGTTTGATACTTCTTCTATTAGTCCTTGTGAGTTTATTCTTGTTGCTTTACCACTTCTACCACCTATAAAGTCTCCACTACCATCTGAAGGTAGTACAGAACTATAAAAGTAGCCTTGTGTACAGGGTATTAATGCTAATTTTGGTTTTGCCATTTGTTTTAGTTTTGTATGTCTTGTATTCCTATTTTATGTATTGAATCTGCTAAACACTTAACTGCTTCAACTTCTTGTCTGTCATTCATATTAAACTGACCTTGTATCATTTCAGTTGACATTCCAATAGAAGATGCAGTTTGTATTGTGTTACCCCACCAAGAACTATCGTATATTTCGTTTGCCATTATCTTTTTCTTTTATTTTTTTAAACAATATCTCCATCTTCTTAACATTGGAGTCTTTTGGTTTATAAATCTTTTTCTTCATACTATCCTAAAAATATACCTCCAGAGAAATTAGAATCTGTATCTGGACTCATCTGCTCATTTGTAGATGTGTTATATTCTGGGAACAGATTGTTGTTGTAATCCATGTAATCTAAAAATCTCCTAGTATAAAAATCAGCAGTCTCATTAACTTTACCCATTAAATGTACTAACTCATCCTTATCTATAGCTTGTTTGTTATCTCCAATGTGTTTATAGATACCACCATTACCAATATTATAAGAGGCAAATGGCAAGTAAGAACTTTGGCTAAACCAAATCAACATAGGTTTTACATACTGATTAATTAAATTCTTGTAGTTAACGTTAGCAGAATCATCAAGAGTATCTGTTAGTATTAAGTCCTGTAACTTATCGTATAGGTTTCCACCTAAATAGTTTTGGATATGCAAATCTTGAGCAACCTCTACAAACTGTATTAGCTTATCGTCATCTGTATTTCCAGATATAATAGACTTTCTTTTTAAGTCATTTAATGTTATAAATAATGCTTTAGTTGCCATATCTTATTTTTTATTAGTTGGATAAGCCCCTCTGTCTGGTCTATCAATCATTCTTTCAGTCATCTCATTTGGATTTTTAGGCTCTTTTAAACCTTTCTCGTAAGCCGAATTAGGGTCTACTCTCTTATCTCCTTTTAACTTGTATACTCTTAACTCCCAGAAATGATGACAGTTTTTACCTCCCTTGAATTTTAGTAAACTATAGTTCTGTCTGTTATGACCTAACTCATTATTTACACCTCTAAAAGACATCATATTAATGTCTTCCTTTCTGAATACTATCTTTCTTTCTGTAAACGTTTCCATCTTCTTGCAGAAAGTTCTACTGTCTGGAGATTTTCTTGTAGGCATATAAGCGTATCTAACTTTATAGATTTCACTATCTTCTTTAGATGACTTGTTGCTAGACTTAATTTCAGCCATTTTAACCTCACTTAACTCTTCAGTATACTTCTCAGTATGTATAACTTCCCAATCATCGCTTATAATCTCTCCTAAGCCTTCTAATTGTCCTAACATATCATCTCCTTCTTCATTAGAAAAGTCTGTTGGCTCTTCTTGAGAACTTAACTTCTCTCCTGTTTCTTCTTCTCTCTTAATCTTAGTAGAAATATTGTCTAGCTCTGTAAACTCAATAGGTTGTAAAGTAACAAAGTATAAGTTTAGGTATATTCCGTTTATAGATAATATCTCACAGAAGTCATCTAATAAATCCTTTTGAAAAGGTCTAATAACAAAGTTATCCATAAGTATAGATGCAGTTCTTAACTCCTCTGCATTGTTACCAAAACCTGTGTTGTCCTTAATACCTAATAAAATAGGAGATACAATTCCGTGTCCTAACATTATCTTCTCTCTACTCTCATCAGCTAAGAACTGATATTGTGCGTGAGCATCTGGTAAGTGTATAGGGTCTATAGTTGCAGAACTATCTTTGTCTTCGTTAAAAGCTATAATTGTTCTACCTGCATTGTTTGTTCCTCCAAACTTATCGTTTATCTTGCTTTCTATTATTTCTTGAGTCTCTTCTGGAGGAATACCATTATTGAAATTAATAAATAAGCTAGGCTGTAAACCATTTTTTATATTATTGATATGGTAATTAGATACCTCTACCTCTAAATCACAGTACTGTAAACATCCGTGATAGTCACTAGGAGTGTAATACCAAAATCCACTTTGATAAGGTTTAGATACAAATATCTCAGAAGTTTCCTTCTTACTACCTTGACCAAAAGCAGGTATTCTTTTAGGCTTATCGCCTCTTTTATACTCAGACCAATTAGGATGATAATACCAAGCCTTTATAATTCCATCTACAGCTTTCTCAGCTCTAAGAGTTTCTATTGGAAAGTGCAATGCTTTTAGTACTCTCTTTTTATTTTTATTGTAAACAACTTGGATAGCAGCCATTCCTAGCTCTTTCCTATCGTTTACTATTCTTTTAATGTCTTTAGGCTTAAATATTAATTGAGTTTCTGCCCATTCTACAGGCTTCTCTTTGCTATCAGTACACTCTAAACCTCTACCATAAATCATATCAGATATACCTTTGATACATCTTGAGTTAGTAGGACTACCTAAATTTAAGTCTATCAGCCTACCAAAGTGATTGTTGTCTTCTCCCCAGCTAACCCAATTATCTCCTTTTCTTTCTATAGCTTTAGGCATCTCATAGGTAGATAGTTCAACGACACTAAAGTTTTTAGTATACGTCTTTGGCTTACTTACTGAATAATTCTTTTTAATATTTATTTTACCCATTATATTGTTATGTATTTATCATCGCCATCTGTATTATTCTCCTCGTAATAGTCAGTACTTATAGTATGGTAGATGTCCGTGTCTGTTTGACTTGTAACGTATATCTTGTCTCTATACCATAAATTTGCACCTCTAGTCATCTCTAAAACATAGGCTCTTTCAGCTATAAACTTATCTGAAGAAAGAGTTATATCTATGTAGTCATTGTTGACTGATGCTGCAACATTTGAAATTGTTACTATGTTGCCTGTTCCGTCTTCTCTTATTGTAGCATTGATACCTGTTGTATCTAATGTTCTAGGTAAGATAGAAAAAGTTTGTGAGCTTGATGTTGGCAATAATCTAATCATAAACTTATAACGTATATTTACTTTTTTGTTTTTGTTGTAAAAGAAAAGGTCTACCGAAGTAGACCTAAACTAAAAAACATAAAGTAAACTGAAAAACTATGATTGAACTACAACAGTAAATCCTACAGTTGCAGGGTCAGAATCCAAGAAGTTAGCAGGTCTCTTTTCCATACCAGTTAAAGTTAATGTATAACCACTTAGGTCATTCATTGCTTGTCCTGTTACGATAGTACCAGCAGTTACTTGACAGCCATTCTCAAGTCCAGCTAAAAAGTAATTGTCATTTTGGTCTTGAACGATAACTCTTGGTCTACCATAAGAAAGTAATTTTAATTCTCTATGGTCATCAACAGTTAATTTTTTCAAGGTCAATTCAACTACTTGTTCGAAGGCAGTAGTTCCTGTTTCAGCACTAGACTGAATATTTTGCGTGAAAGAAGAAGCATCTCTTACTTCATACTTGTA